GATATATACTCCAGGCTACAATAACAGCGACGGCGTCGACAACGCACAAGCTCTAGCACTTACTGCAGCACCACAGGTGCGTGTCGCAGACAACCTGGGTTTCACAGCACAAGACGAGCAAAGCATTGCTTACCTTACACAGGTGAAATCCAGTCTCACACGAACACAATGGTTCGTGTCAGGAATGCCAGCAGGGTATAAGATCCTTGAGATAAATTGCTCTCCAGCTTCATTTGCTTCGAGAACGCAATGGGGTCCCACGGCACTTAATAGCCCCTTGGTTACTCATCCTATATTCTACTTGTCACGAGCATTTTCGTATTGGAGAGGAAGTTTCGAATTCACTATTGTGTTAAGCAAAACAATTTTCCATTCTGGTAGAATCATGGTTGCGTATGAACCAAACTTGATGGCACCGTACAGACATTATGAATTCCCAATCATTGTAGACATCGACGATTGCAACAATCTGCAAAAACAGATTATTGATATTCGTGATGGCAACGAATTTACTATTCGTGTACCCTACAGTGCAACAAGACCTTACATGAGGAACGATGAGACTTTTGGCAAACTCCACATTTTTGTAGAGACACCATTAGTTCGAAATGATACCAATGTAAACGACAAGGTTGACATTATGTTATATGGTCGCGGTCTAGACGACTGGGAGTTCCAGGGTCTTCGACAACCTGAAGGATTTCCGTATTACATTCACAGACCTGAGCCTACGCGAGGACGTGAAACTACAGTTAACATGGCTCCTAAAGTACTTACACAGTCCAGTTTTGACTCTGGACCCCAAGCTTTGGAGACTAATAATCAGTTAATTGTAGACACGTTCATTGGCAAGACTACAAAGGCACCTGTGACCACATATCATGCGGAACGAGTTTTTGGTGAGAAGATCACCTCTGTTAAGCAGCTTGCAATGAAGCAATGTCCAGTGGCTTACGCTGATCAAACACCAGCAATACGTAGAATGACACCGAATGTGTTTGCTATTGACACAGTGTTACCAACTGGGTTTATTACCCTCACCGCACAGCGGTATTTTGATTGGTTTTCCTATGTCGGCAACATGTTCTTTTACCACAAAGGTGGTGTCATCTTGACTGTTGAGAATCGATCTGCTGGAGACCCAGTTGTTGCAATACTGGATCACGTAGAGAAAGAATACAGTGGACCTTTCACAGATCAACTATTTCCTATGTGTCACCGTGCAGCAGTTGGGGCTTTGAAGGCAGAAAGATTTTACATTCCTTCAGACGTTTCAGCCAACTGCATGGTGCGACATCACAGTGCGTTTATGCACCCAGATGAAGCAGTAGACGGTAACCCCACACAAACAGGACACGCAGTAGCTAAGTCCAAGTTTTATGTCACAGATGCCGGTCCTAAAGGCTATG